ATCTCGCATTGACCGAGGTACTTGACGAAAACACACCTTATGATAAAATATACATTGTAAGGTCTCTTGTGCCTACTCGTGAGATTGGTTTCCTTCCTGGCGATCATGAAGACAAGTCAGCACTTTATCAGATTCCATACAAGAACATGGTTAGATACATGTTCAGCATGCCAGATGATAATTCTTTTGAGATGTTGTATGACAATCTCAGAGCACAAGAAACTATTTCATTCTGGTCAACTTCGTTCATTCGTGGCGTCACTCTTGACAATGCGATTGTTATCGTCGATGAGTTTAGCAACTTAAACTTCCACGAACTTGATTCTATGGTCACCCGTATTGGTGAGGACTCTAAGATTATGTTCTGTGGTGATATCACACAATCCGATCTAGTAAGAGAGAACGAGAGAACAGGAGTATCTGATTTCATTCGTATCCTTCAGAACATGCAAGAGTTTTCTTGTATTGAGTTTGGTATTGATGATATTGTTCGTTCTGGTCTGGTTAAGTCGTACCTGATCGCAAAATATAATCTTGGTTTCTAATGCCGTTTAATTTTATTGATGTTAACCTCAAAGAACATGTTGAGGTTGAAGCTGTGGATCGTGATGGTACTCGCTTTTATCCTATCCCTGGGGCGGATAAATATTATCCGAGTGTTACCTCAATCACATCGTTTAAGAACGCTCAGTTCTTCGCAAATTGGCGGAGAAAAATTGGTGAAACAGAGGCTAATCGCATCACCGCTCGCGCTACACAACGCGGCACAGCATTCCATTCTATTACTGAAGATTATTTCAAAGGTAACTTAGATCTAGACAAATACTTGGAAAATAATCCATTGTCTGTTAGAATGTTTCAGTTAGCAAAATCTACGTTGGATCGAATCGATAATGTACATTGTCTAGAGACCTTTCTCTATTCACATTATCTTGGTCTAGCAGGTCGAGTAGACTGTATTGCTGAATTCGATGGCGAATTGGCAGTGATCGATTTTAAAACCTCCACTAAAGATAAGAAAGAATCGTATATCGAGCACTACTTTGTGCAAGAGACTGCATATGCAGCGATGTTCTTTGAAAGGTCAGGGATTGAGGTAAAGAAAATTGTCACACTTATCGCCACTGAAGAAGGCTCTGTTCAAGTATTTGAGAAGTACAATCTTGATGACTATTTACAATTACTCAAATCCTATATTGAAGAATTTGTTAGGGGAAGACATGCCTAAAGAGCAGATTGAGGACAAGTTTCTCACACCAACTAAATTCTCTCTGGAGATTGAACGTCTGGTGAAAAAGAGTAATGGTTTGATTACCTACATCGAAGCAGTTGTAACATACTGCCAAGAGAATGAGATCGAACTTGAAACTGTACCTAAACTTATCAACAAACCGTTGAAAGAACGTCTGCGACATGAGGCACAACGTTTAAACTACATGAAACAATCATCTAAAGGAGTTCTACCACTGTGACAGGATTTGAAGTGTATAAGATGTATCTTGCATTGAAACAGCACTTCACTAAATCCGATTACGATTACTTCAAATATAGGGGAAAGGTCCGTGCAAACGAAAGTTCATTTGAACAAAGACGTGACCGATATTTCTTTAAAAAATTAGCGACAAGGCATTCCGATAAAAAACTATTGGAATACTTTGTCGCTAATTTTATATCTGACCCTAAGGGGTATTTGAGATCGTTTAGTGAAGATATATACTCTGATTGGAGGATACACCAAGAGTCTTTTACTTATAAATTTAGACAAGAGATCAACTTATTGTTAGAAGATCTCGATACACCATATGAAAAGACGTTTGAAACTATTTTCCATACTAAACGTGGGGAACATCCACATCTAGTAAAACGTTATTTCGCTGGTGAAGTATCAATAGAAACCCTAACTGTATTAGAACATTGTTTGGGATATGTTAATGACCTTGATAAGAAGTTAACAGATCCTATGTGGAAGGACACTAGGATGAGAATTAAAAAGTATGAACCATTCCTTTCAATAGATTGTAAGAAATACAAGGGAGTTATTTTAGACGCTATTAAATTGAAACTATGAGTTTTTTCAATTCGGAACAAGTACAAGAAAATCTGCAAGATATTTTCCACACTTATCAACAGGTTGCATCGATGACATCTAAACTTGCTAGTATGAATACTAAAGAGAAACTAGATCACATTGATGACTGTAAAACTTTGATTGACAAGCAGCGAAACTTTTACTTTAGATTAACTCTTGCTGCATCGGAGGATCCAGAGGCAGCAGATATGAAGACCAGGATCAACGCTTTGACCCATGCCTTCGGTTACAAAGACCTTATGGAGTGCATGGATGCCATGGTCATGACACTAGAACAAGCGGCACAGAGGGAGCTTGACCAACCCTAAATAGTATGCTACGATTACACAGTAGCAAACCAAACAAACTACACATTCAATACGGAGAATACGATTATGTCTTTTGCATCTCTCAAAAAAGCGTCCTCTGCAGGCAATACCTTTGCCCGCTTGACCAAAGAGATCGAGAAACTTAACCAACCTGCTGCAGGCAGTGGCGCTGATGAGCGTCTCTGGAAACCTGAACTGGACAAGTCTGGTAACGGTTATGCAGTCATTCGATTCCTTCCTGCACCCGATGGCGAAGATATGCCTTGGGCGAAGATCTGGAGTCATGCTTTCAAGGGTCCTGGCGGACAGTGGTACATTGAGAACTCTCTCACCACTCTCGGTAAGGATGATCCTGTTGGCGAACTGAACCGCGAACTGTGGAACAGTGGTCGTGATAGCGACAAGGAGATCGCTCGCGCTCAGAAGCGTAAACTCTCTTACTACTCGAACATCTATGTTGTGAGTGATCCTGCACACCCCGAGAATGAAGGACGTGTGTTCCTCTACAAGTTCGGTAAGAAGATCTTTGACAAACTCGTGGAAGCAATGCAACCTGCATTTGCAGACGAGACTCCTGTCGATCCTTTCAACTTCTGGAAGGGTGCTGACTTCAAACTGAAGATCCGCAAGGTAGATGGTTACTGGAACTATGACAAGTCTGAGTTCGCTGCACCTGGTGTGCTTGGTGGATTCGATGATGACAAACTCGAAAGCATTTGGAAGGAAGGATACTCTCTCGCAGAGTTTGAAGACGCCAAGAACTTCAAGTCCTACGAGCAACTGCAAGCACGTCTGAATCTGGTGCTTGGTAGGGGTGCTGCTCCTGCTCCTCGTGTTGATGAGCAAGACGAAGCAGTCTTTGATTCCCCTGTTGGTGGATTTAATGATGCTGACATTACTCCCTCCAGTAAGGGATGGGGTCAAGAAGTGTCTGACTTCCGTGAGAAGGCAGTTGCTGCTTCCCCTGTAGAGGATGAAGATGACACCCTGTCTTACTTTGCTAAACTCGCTGAAGAAGATTGATGATGGAACCTATCACTGTTGAAGATTATAAACTCGTTTCTAACGAGTTCTTTCAGAAATACGATTACGCTGCCGAGCGTATGGGTCCTGGTCCTCACAAAGCAGAGGACGTTCTGAAAGTTATGGAAGCACTCAGTGCTGCAGTGTTGAAGGACCGAGTAAAAGATAAGATCGGTCCCTTTGGATTCAATAAGAAAGGAGATACTAAAGAATGAACCTGTTTGCCCAAGCCCAACTCAATCTCGTGGAAGCATGGAATATGAGTTGGGAAGAGGGCATCCAGTTTATTATCGTTCTGGTTGCTCTATACTATGCAAAGAAGAGAATGGATTTGCACTTCGCAAAGAAGCAAGCAAAGACCACTATATA